GCAAACCAAGTTCGACGCATTCTAAAGGCTTTCCATGCTTCTAATAGTGCTGCTCTTGATGCGGAATAAGAAGATAAGAAGGCCTTTGTCAATAATTCGTAGGGAATTTCAAGAGCTGCTCCAATCTGTTTCATCATGGCCGTTACAAAGCCATCAAATCCACTTGCTGGACGTTTAGGATCTGCAATCTCTACATCCTCGTTTACGCCTAGCACATTTATTGTTCCTGCACCTAATTCGTAAGTTGTCTCATCCGCATCATCTATTCGTTCTTCTTCATTGAGAGATTCTCCAAAAGGCGTTTCATTTGTTGATCCTGTTTGCTTAATAAAGGCCGTAAAAAAAGAAGTAATAACGGCGGCCGTCAACTCTGCATTGGTATATCTTGTAATTTGTCTCAGCGTTTCAATTACCGGTGCTAAATATGGTACGCCTCGGTACTGTTCACAGCGCTCTGATTCCATGAGCTGAATGACATTTGGATTGCCTGTTAACTTTCCAAAAGCTTCTACCCTTTGCCATGTTCGCATCTTCATGTCATTTGGATAGTAATCTGATATGTGATAAGCCATAATCGCTCCATGTTTATCAACTTCTACCCCATTAAATATACGGTTCCCATTCTTAGCTTTTCCTGTTGTTGATTCCATCGCATTCATGCTTGAATTGGATAAAGGTGTGCTAATTCTATCTGCTTCGATTAAATGAATGCACAAGGAATAAGGCATAAACGATGTAGGCTTTCGATTTCGGATCAAGCTCCACCCGTCACCATTAAGTAACCAACTCATTAAGGCCAGTTGTTGTTGCTCATAGAAGTTATTCACTCGAATAGCGTCCGAGAATTTCGATTCTGCCCAAAGTTCAAACTCTTTTTCTGTTTTCTTTTCCCACTGAGCCGCTTCTTCTTCGGTAAGTCCTAAAGCTTCATGATCAATGCGACATTTCAGTCTCAGGCCACTTCCTACGACATTTGTGCGATTCGTTTTAATGGCCGAAGTCGCTATCGGTCCATTCATAAATAACTGTCTTGATCGATTTCGAAGCGTATCGAGATTGTCGTTAATGTCTTGATTGGGATTTCCACTGACTGATGTTGCACCAACCATAGATTTTTTTGTGTGACTAGCACCACTTTCATCGTACCCGGAGTTGAGCACTTCCATTTTTTTACGCGCAATTTGACGGTTTAAGTACATTTGTGGACTTAATGGTTCAATGATTTTATCGATAATGTTCAAAGTATCACCTCTCTATATATCTCTTGGTACAATACGATAAGCTTTTCGTCGACCACCCGTCTTAATAAGTGCATTAATCTCATCATATTTCTTTTCTAATGTATCAATCATGGCCTGAATTTCTCCAAGATTTGCCCTTGTCAAACTTCGACCGCCAATACTATAACTTTGACTGGATAAAACAGCCATTTCAGCTTCATAATACTGATCTAACCGTTCTTTTATCTTTGCTAAGCGTTCTTTTTGAATCGTTATATCCATTCCTATCACCTAATCCCCTTATTCACAACGCCTCGTCGGCGTTTTTTAGTTTTTTGCGTTGTCACTGGAATGCTTTCACCTCGTTCACGTTGTTGTTCAAGAACATCGAAGGATGGATTAAGTATCTCGAGTGCAGCCGTTGCATAATTTCGAAGGTCAAGAGCCTCATTCCTGGCATGGGCTTTTTTCTTGATCCATTCCACGGTACGTTTACCTTTAGAGTATTTAAACCGTCGACGCTCAGATGTTAATCCATTAAAAAAGTACTCATCATATCCCCGATCCGCTTCAATGGGAAAATGACAGTACCCTTCATTGTTTTCAAATTCAATTTTCAATCGACTAATAATTTTTGACTTTCCGTCATCAACACCTAAGGAGAATAATGCACATTTATATCGATTGTTTCTACTCGGTTTTGATATAAATGGAATTCCATATCCTCCACGTCCTTTAATGGCAAAAATACGTCGATGCTCACGCTTTTTACAAAATACATAAACCTCATTGGCTTGATAACCGGAGTCGACACAACATGCAGCAATCTTAATGCCACTTCCGTCTGCATAAGTAAATACTTTTTGCAGATACATATCCAAATCATTCCAGACTGTATCTTCCGTAGGATCGCCATAAAACATCCGATATTGAACACCATAACTAATATTACCTTTGCCCCATCCGACAACTTCTATCTCAAGTCGGTCATCCTGAACATCAACACCTGCAGTTAATACTAAAACTGGATCAGGCACTTCACACTCATATCGTTCACGGCGTTTCATCAATGTCTCCTTTTCTGCCATCTCTCCGTCTTGATCTTCCCAACTTTCGCCAAGATATGTGTTAATGAAGGTCTTTAACTTCTCTTTATCTTTTTTTGAACGTCGAAATTCATCAATAATCGTCTGCCATCGCTCCCAAGGTGACGCTAAAGCATTCATGTGAAAACCTCGCTTATTTCTTACCTCAGGATTTTGAGCTATCCACTTGCCTTCTTGATTTTTCCAATCGAATTCGTTGCATTGTTCTTTACAGTGGCAACATTCCATGGTGACATCTTCAAAACGAATTTGTTTCCATGATAACGGCTGATAATAGCCACACACAGGACACGGTAAGCACCACTGTTCCTTTGAACTGGATTCGTATTCATCTTCGATTCGTGAAATACCTTTTTCAGTTGGCGTCGAAACGTATATCTTCTTACGATTGTAAAAAGTCTTTGTTCTTTTCTCAGCCAAGCTTAATGGATCACCTTCATCTCCTGCTGAATTTGGAAATCTATCAATTTCATCTGCTAGTAGTACTCTAATCGGTCTTGACGATAAGTTTGTCGGTGAATTGGATCCAACAAGAACAACATATCCACCCGGAAATCCTTTTTCTAAAATCGTATTATCAGAATCCCTTGATTTGCTATCGCTAACCTTTGCCCTCAGGACCGGACTATCTCGAACCATCGGTGCAATTCGCTTCTTTGAAAACGATTTGGCTAAATCAACCGTTGGAAGTAGAATCATAATAGGTGCAGGATTGTAATCCATATAATATCCTAAAATGTTCAGCTCCATTTCAGTCTTTCCAACTTGAGAGCTAAACATAGCCACAACGGTTTCAACCTCTGGATCATTCACTGCATCCATCACCTCACGCTGATAAGGCGCTCGATCTGTTCTCCATTGTCCCGGTTCAGCTGAACTTTCCGGTGACAGCTTTCTAAAATTATCTGCCCACTCACTGACTGTTAACTTTGGAGGCGGTGCAACGATTTTAGCAATCGAGCGAAAGAGTCTAATCGTCCTCTTGGGTATCTTCTTCGTCGAGTTCATAATCTTCATCCTCTTCATCGTCAAGTTCTATGTAATCTTCTGACAAGAATAACGCTGGATCATAGTCGGCTAATTCTTCGAGTACTTCATTGAGTTCACCTTCAAGCAGATTCTGAATAATATTAATTTCATTTCTGGCCAATAAAGAAGGCGCCATCTTTGATGGTACCCCAAGTACTCTTGCTTTGAAGTTAGACAACATATTTTCCATTACCATGCGAACATCTTCGGCAGCATGAACTTCACCCTGAATTTTTGCTAGCTGAATCTCGGCAATCTTACGTTTGATCACTTCATGCTTGGCATGTTCGTCATCGTAGTTTAATTCGCCTTGTTGTTCATACATTTGCTCTGCTTCATTATTTGCTTTAAGTGAAGCAATATATTTTTGAATACTAGGAAGTAGCATGTACTTTCCACGATTAGCTTTTTCAACCACACCTTCTTCGGCATACTGGCGAATACGCCGATCGGTTACATTCAAAATTTTCCCGAGGGTTTTCCCGGAGACGGTCAATGTTGATAAAGTATCCATGGTATCATTGGTTGCCATCGGCATCACTCCTTTCAAAATCGGTAATATTTGATTGCAACAAAAAAGCGGAAACGGAAACCTCCCAAAAATCTTTTTTGTAACTGAATGACTTTTGGGGTCGTTCGTACCCGCATGGCTCACCGGTCCCCAAAGTACCTACACGCATTCTATTTATCTACTCTTATTTATCATACTTGTCTCTGTTTCACCTACATTGATTGATGTAACAATATAATTATATTTATTATCCAATTCACCTTGGCCACGCGTGTTTTTTAGTGCATATGTCGCTTGTTTTAATTCATTGTTGAGTGCGACATATCTGTGATTTTGTTACACTCGTTTAAAACTTTTCCTTCCATAAGACACCGAAAAAATTAAACCATCAGTGTAACAACTTTCGAATATGTAACAGTCATAGTTAAATAAAAAAGCATTTCCGCAACTAATCGTATCTGAATGATTTTATTGCGTCATACCTTATTGTTTCCGTGAGTCCTATATAATGCCTTGTTTCTGCTATGTCGGAATGCTTGAATATCTCTTTTAGCATCATAATATCTTTCGTTTTCCGGTAGTAGTGATATCCGAATGTTTTCCGCAAAGAGTGGCAACCGATTTTTTCAATTCCCATCTCTTTTGCTGCTGAATTCAAAATTCTCCAGGCTGTTTGACGCGATATTGGACCATGTATTCCATTCTTGTTCTTTTGTCTAGATGCAAACAAATATTCATGATCTTTTTTATCTTGAATATAGTGATTTAGCACTTTCTTTAATTCATCGTTAAGCGGAAAGCGACTAGGCTTTTTAGTCTTCTTTTCAGTGATATAAAAGTCTTCTTTTCCTCTAACATCCCGAACCTTAAATCTCAGAATATCAGAGATTCTTAGCGGTGCGTAGATTCCAAAGTTGAACAGCACATAATCTCGCTCATTCCTTACGTAGTGGTAATTTAATAGAGCATTAAGCACATCAAGATCTTTAATTGGATATACTTCTTTCATTTCACATCACCTAATTATATAATGACCCGACCTTTTTCTTCATGTGCAAATGAATTTTCTTAGCAAATGCATGAAGTCCGGGATCTGCATCAATATCTTTCGCCATAATTATTTCACTAATATCATTGGAAAAATACTTACGGTTCGAATTATCCGTTGCAATTCTATACCCTTTTTGATTGAGGTAATCAGCTACTTTTACGACACTTTGATACTCAATGTATTTTTGCAATACTTCTTCATAAAAGTTTTTATATTTATAGTTTTTGTACTTAATTAATTTATTAAGTAGTTCTAGATTTTTTTTGATATTGTTTTCTAAGTTTTCGACCGTTATTAAGTTCTTTCTCATTTTTCCTCCAATTAAGCGTTTGCTTAATTTTCACATAAAAAGAGCCGAGGAAATTCCTCGACTCATATATTTTCACACTATTATTGTATCACTAAAAATCTACTATAATCTACTGACTTTTCTCTTCGATTAATTTCTTTTTTGCGACTTTTTTCATAATCTTTTTTATAGCCTTGCTATATAGCGCTTGCGCCCGACTTATTGAATATCTTGTTGCGCTACACACTAATTGCCATCTCATGTTTTTTAATGCTCTATATATAACTACTTCTCTTTCATTGGTTTCGAGCATGTCTAGCCATTCATTGATCTCTTTTTCTTTTTTATAATACTTTTGCAAGCGATCATTCCATGACTGCAGGTTAATAAGCTCTTGTTCAATTCGCGTCGATGCCGATTCGACTACGGAGCAAACAATTTTTGCTTTTGGCATGTCGTCGTATTGCACTGCGCTTAGTTGTCTTAGTGATGATATTGTGTCTTGAATGATTTCTATTTGATTTCTCGCCTCTTCAATGTTACGCTTAATCCAGTTATAATCCTTTAACTGTTTTTCGACTTCTGTCATTTGTATATCCTCCCTGTTTTCTTATCCTGGACTATTAATCTATTGATTTGTTTTAGTCCGGCTAACTTTAATACTGCATTAATGATGTCAATCGTTAATTTTACTCTATCGTCCGTCACTGCCTCTTCCTGGGAAACATGTTCTACTGCTTCATGTGCGGTTAAGTCTTTGCATCCGCTTCTGTTGTATTTACTTGACAACCTTCCTTCTCCTTTCCAAACCTGTCTAATAACTCTTGTCCTTGTTCTGTGTCTATACTTAGATAATCTTCACATCGGCATTCCTGTCCGTTATATTCGCATCCACCGATGTGATTCCATATGCATTTGTTCAAGCCTCTTCATCCTTTCGCTTTAAGTAAAATTGCCCTTTGAGTAAGCATAAAAAACCATGATCATTTATTCTTGTTTTTTCATTTATTCTCCTTAATGTGCCGCCTTCTTCTTCTTGAAAA